CGGTATGAGCCTTGCTCCAGTCCAGGGCCGCCGCTTTCATGTTCGCCATCGAGGCGGCCATATCCCCGCTCATCGGAGTAATGACGCTTTGCACCTTGGCCATGGAGTCTTCGACCTCAGTGAGCGGCCCCAGGATTTCTCCCAGAGCTCCGCGCATCTTGGCCGCCGATGCACCTATGAAGGCGCTGGCCACGCCGGCCCGTTCTCCGAACCGAACCATACCGTCAGCCTTGCCGGCCCATTTATCGAAATCCCCGAGCACCTTGCGAGCGCTCTTTATCGGCCCGGAGATCTGATCAATGGCCTTGATTATGACGGCCAATTCGAAGATCGAATCCATTTGACTGGAGGTCCTTGTTGCCCTATACTGTAATCATCTCAGGAGGTGTGCTGCCATGTTTGAAGCTCTCGGTCCCGTCTTCTTTTTCTTCGGCATTGGCGCGATCATCGGTCTCTGTTGGGCTCTGGTTTATTTCGGTCCCAAGCTTGTCAAACTCACCTATGCCTGTTTCCGCATTGTCACCCACGTCTGGAAAGAGTCCTTTATAGAGGGCTGGCGGGCTCAAGATGCCCGTGAAAAAGCCCTGAAAGCCTCCAATCTTTCATCTGCGAATCACTGATCTTTCACGCCAAAAGCCTTCCCGATCGCGCTGGCCAGGATATCCCGCTCCAACTCCACCATGTACCAAGCTTCTGAGTAGTGTTCGATGAATTCATCCATGTTGAATTTCCGTGCGTCTATGCCGAAGTAGTGCCTGATGAGGACAAGGCCCTCGCGCAGAGGCGAGGACCTTATCTCTAGAGCTTTTTTTTAACTACGTCGGCTTTGATGCCGAACTCCTCGAGGATCGAGTTGCCCAGGTTCATGAGCACGCCGGGATACTTCTCCGCCAGGGAGAGGAACTCCTCCTGGCTCGGATGCAGGAGCACCGAGATCACGAAGTTCTTCATCGCCTTCGTGGGCTTCTGCATGATCCCCTGCATGAGAATATCGAAGCTCGCCGGCTTCGGCTTATGAACGATAAAGGAACGGCTCTGCTCAACGCCTTCCACATCCCAGCTCACAATGAGCTCTGAGAGCTCGCCGTGCTCCTTCTTCCAAGCCTCGATCTTGGCCTTCAACTCGTTCGTCATTTCCTTACTCTCCATCATCGCCTCGGCCAGTTAGGCCGAATCGCCTAGTGAAGGCTCGTGTTGTCTGCGGTCGCGTCCACTCCATCGGAGTTGATCCCACCGATGATGATGAACGGCAACTCCACGTTTACGCTCTTGTCGCCCTGGGCGCCCTTGAAATCACGCTTCGTGAATTTGCAGTCCTTGAGCTTGTCGGTGACCGGCGCATCATTGCTGTTGGCGTAGCTCACCGTGATGGGGAAGGGATCCAGGCCGTAGAAGGCTTTGCCCTGGGTCTTGCAGTAAGCCATGAGCTGATCGTAGCCCTCACGCTTCAGGGTGAGCTTCCCCGCTCCCTTGTAGTTGCCGCGCCCATAGCCCACCGGCTTGGAGCCCTTGCCGTAGACCTCCTCCACCTCCTTCTCATCACTGTACTCGATGTCCTGGACATCGAGGAGCGCACCTTGAGGGAGGAAAATGGTGATGTCCTCCCATGAGAAATATTTGCCATTGACACTCATGATCTCTCCTTACTGAGGCTCGGCCGGACTACAGCGAAACAGCCAGCCCGAAGTTAAGGGTTATATTCCGCATGATCGGCACCGGCACCATCGAGAGCTGCACCTGAACCTCGCTCGTGCCGATGATGTCCTGGCCTTCCGGTATCACGACACCGTAGTTCGTGATCTCGCGTACCGGATGCTTCATACGCTCCAGGGCCTGTTCGAGGTGATTCTCGAGGTCCTTGAGACCGCTCTCGTCGCCCTCGGCCCCTTCGGTCTCGCTATGGACCTTCCGTAGCGCCGCCACACGGCACAGCCTCACGGACTTGTCCACCACGCGCCGCGTTTCGAGCTTCTGATAGTCGCTCGTGGCGGCGGCGATCGTGTGGCCGTCTGTGATGAAGATGTTCTCCAGGCCCACGTAATGACGGAAGGTGATGAGATCGTTGTCGTCGAGGGTCTTGGCCTGCGCTGTTGTGAGCGCCGGATAGAGCGCCAACGCCGGCGTCTGGGGACACTCGTTCACGTTCCCCATCGATCGCATCGTCGGAATCTTCGAAATGGTCCCGGCCACCAGGCCGATTCCGTTTCGGCCGATCGCGTTGCCATCGGCGTCAGTAATGTTCGCTCCCATGGCCACCACAGAAACACGCGCATGGGAGTAGGTGGCCCTCTCCGTCACTCGGGCCGCAACCCATGTGGCCAGCGCCTCCCCATCGGCCGGAGCCGTGGACTCGAGCAGCATGAACATCGGCCGGTGCTCGGTGAATTTCGTGTCGGCCCACGTTCCGAACGAGGCCCAAGCCGCTGCATCGCTCTCGCCCAGGATCACGATGCCTTCCACGGCCACGCGCTCGATCGCCCAGTTGAGCGCCGAGAGCTTGTTCGCCAGCGAGGCATCCGGAGCCGTGGTGTTGAAGGCGTAGGTGTCGCTGGCAACGAAGCTCGGCGGCACGCCCTCGGTGAAGGTGATCGTCACGCCGGTATCCCCGAGCACGACCGCCCCGACACCGGAAAACGCGAGCTCTCCGGACCAGTGACGCCCGCCGTCGCGGGACCATTTGTAGACGGCATCCGCGAGCTCTCCTCCCGTGAGGATCTCGAGGAGAAACTGGTACTCGTCCTTGGGATCCCCGCTGGAGGCATACGTGGCGCTCCCGGTCCCGGAGTGCGTGATGGTACCCCTTGAGCCGGTCACGTCGCTCGTGGCCTTCACCGCGACGATCTTGGTCTTCTCAGATCCCACGGCCAGGGCGTCGAGGATCTTGGTGGGCAATGGTCCCAGGCCCAGATCGCCCCGGACGTTGCTGTTCTTGTCGATATAGTAGAGGGTTTCCGCTTCGCCGGTATCACTCACGCCGACGAAAAACAGAGCACCCTCCACCTCCGTGGGCGGCAACCCAAGGTTGCCGTCCTGGATGTATTCTGTTACTCCTCCCCACATGATCGTTCCTCCTTATGGTTGGAGTCGTTATTTCCTGATTCGCTTCGGCCCCAGGAACTGCTTGATCTGGCGCTCGAATTCCGCCTGAGCGAGCCGAGTCTCCGTGGTCCAGCCGTAGCGCACTTGTGCTCCGGCTGTGACATAGCTCGGCGTATCAGTGCGGCGCTCGAGCTGTTCGATCGTATAAGTCTGAGGCCGACCTGATTTTTCCTTCTTCTCTTCGGATGGCATGTTTTCAAGCCCCCTTATTCCGGTATGTCAAAGGTTACTTCCGTAAATCTCGGTACACTGGTTGTCTTGTAATCTCCCCCTTCGAAGCTCACCACAAGCGCCGATCTGCGCCGATCGCGCCGGGCCTTCTGGTGCCACCGGCAACTGCTCGGTACCGATCGAATATCAAACGATTCAGCATCGACCACCCAGTGATCGAGAGCATCGACGAAGGCATCCTTGATCCCATCGAAGTCGCGTTGCTCTATAACCCGAAGGTGGATCTCGATGTCCACTTCGCGCTTGTTGATGCGCCTGGTGAGATGAATCTGGTTGTTCTCATCATCTACCGTGCGCTTGACGATCGTGCCGTCGCGACTCCTCTCATCGCGCCTTATTCTGAGCTCGGCCGATGGAGGCTTGAGCGTCTGGGCCTTTTCCTTCTCGTCCTTTCGTCCGAGAAAAGAGACCCAGATAGCACTCTCCTTGATCCCGGCCGTGACCAGGGTGTCCGTGAGAAAATTTCCGATCTCTTCGAGCATCATCACACCTTGAGAAGCTTCTTCATGAATCGATCAGCCAAGTCCTCGATGTCTTCGCGGTCCTCATCGCTGATACCGAAAACACCCCGCTCCGGGATGATCTTGCGCTCCATGTCCTCGGTCTCCTCAGTGTCCTGGTGGTAGACCATGTATTCCTTATTCGTACCGACCTGGACACCGTCGTCATCCACCTGGCTGTCGACGCTCCCGGCAAGGTCCTCAGTATCCTGGAGGATTCGCTTGTGCCCTTTTCGTTTTTCCGTAGCCGGCTTGAGAGGCTCCCAGGACTCCTCGTCCGGATCGACCTCCCGGTCGAACCGATCGGTTGTAGACGCCACAAGAGCCGCCCCGATCGCCTTCATGAGCGGCCGAGGAGACGCCCCGCCTTCGAATACCCTGAATAGGATGTCGTCGAGCTTGGCATGCCCCTCGGTCCTCATTGCGATCTTCATCAGGCGTCCTCGAGCTTCGTTCGGGTGAAGAGCCTCTCGTTCCCGTCAGTGCGGCCGGCGCTCGTGCGCGTGGCCGGATCGGTCTTCGGAGTCGCCCCCTGAATGTGGGCCTTGCCGTCTGCGACCTTGAGGAAATAATTGATCGCATTCTTGTGGGCCGTCACGATCCGATCGGGAGGATCCATGCGCCTCGAGTAAAGAGCATGGGCGGCGATCGCCACCGTGTGCTTCTTCACTACGCCGGGCACCTCTACAAGAGGCACGGAGTACCGATTTGCTATGTACCCCATGGCCTCCTCTTCGGCCGTATCGAGGACCTCGGCAACGATCTCCTCGTTCACGTAGCCGTCATCTGCATCATCGGTGAGGGAGATGAGAGTCGCCTCGTCGATGAGCTCAAGAAGGTCGGTTTGCTCCAGGTAAGGCACTTACTTCTCCTTACCGTTCTTCTTGAGCTCGGAATTCGGCACATCGACGACGATGAGCATCTTGTCGCCCTCGAGGCGCGCGAGCTCCTTTTTGCTGAACTTGTCGTCCGGGTAGACCTTCGGCTCCGCGGAGTGCTTGATTCCGCACCGCATGAACCCTTCCTGCTTCGAGATGATCTTGATTGCCATTTTGCTAGCTCCTTTCTGGTGAATCCTGGGCGGCGGCTGAGCGCCGCCCAGGAAACTTCAGCGTATCTTTGCTTCAGTGCCCCGACGACTTATTCGGCGTCCCCGGTCGACCCGTAGGCCAGCTCCCAGAGCCCGAAGCCGACGTTGTCGATCGTGTCGATGCCGTAGAGGTATTCCTTGCGCATGAACACGTTTTCGTCGGTGAGTATGTCCAGGGCGACGAACTCGGCCTCCTTGACGATCTGGAGGATGAAGGGTTTTATCGGCTTACTCAGATCGAAAAGCCCCCACTTCGTGGCGTCTCCGCTCCACTCTGAAACCACGATGAGCTCGGCCGAGTCCTTGTTGACGTTTGTGGCCCCGCTGTCCAGCCGCTCCGCCTTGAGGATCTCCAAACCCGTCGCGCGAAGCTGGGGCGGAACGGCGAGGTGAGTGGGCCGCACGCCCAGGGGCTCGCCCTTGTGGCTCTTGAGGGACATCATCGCTGCATAAGCATCGGCATAGGCGTCTGCCGCCAGTACCGCATCGGTGACGTTGCTCTGCGTGCCCTCGGAGTCGTTCGGATGGTCGGAATCGAAGAAGTATTGCCCGTCGTAGCAGGCAGTATCGAATCCCGCCAGGAAGAGCGCCAGGATCAGACGCTCGTAGTGGCGCGGACCCTCGGCCGCCAGGCCCTCGATCCTCGGCCGCACGAGACCCAGCTTGTCAAACAGGATGTCATTCCGACCGACCGCGATCGTGGCTTCCCAGTCCTTGTTTCGGACCGTGTAATCGTAGGCTTTGAACCGCTCGATCTGCCGCTCATCGAACCACTCCTTGAGAAGGGGAGTCTCGCCGAGCCAGTTATAGCTCTCCTCCTGTGCCGAGCTCGTCACAACCATTGCCAGAAGCTTGTAAATCGGGTCGGGAAGCTTTTCCAGGGCCTCGTAATAGAGAGCCCGGAAGCTCTTGGCCGCCCGTTCCAGATTTGCTTTGTCCAATATCATGGTGATTTCCTCCCTTGTGAAATTACAGTCAGTAGTCAGTGAAAACCGTGTTCCCTCATGCCGCTACGGGATGTGGACCCACACTCCTTCCGAGGTGACCTCGATGACCGTTCCGGCCTCCGTGGTGTCCGTGGAGTTGGAGCTCACGGTCTCCTCGTCCTCGATGTAGCAGGGGCCGCCCACGTGGGTCTGGTCCAGGGCGTTCGTGGAGCTGTTGGCGAACAGGAACATCTTCTTCCGGCGCAGGGTGATCGTGAGATCCCCGTCTTCGCCGGCCGAGTTGTCCACCTGGGCTTCGGCCACGCCGGCCACGACCTTGCTTGCCGCTTCGGCTCCGTTCTTCACGTAGCCGCCGTCGAACATGCACAGGGCCCCCTGGTAGATCATCTCGGAGGCGGCCATCTTTCCGGTGATGAGCTCGCCGTCCTTCCGTTTGGTATTTCGATCTGCAGTGAGTGCCATTGTTATTTTCTCCTTTCGCGTTATTCTTCAGTGCTTGACTGCTTTCCGGCTCCCCTCGCTTCTTCTCCGCTCTCTTCGTCGTTCTCTTGCCGCTCCGGCACTCAGGCCGTGGCCGGTGTGTTGTGCTTCTTAAAGACCTCGTCCGTGATGCCGAGTTGCCGGTTGACCGATGCCTGGCCCTCATCTATCAGAGCATCCCCACTGCCTGTGTCCGCGTTCTCGTTGCCGAGCTCGCGGGTGTTTACGACCACAGGGGCCGATTCGAGGAACTTCTCGAATCCCTTGGGATCGTCCTCGGCCATCTTCTTGGCCCAGTCGAGCTGATTTGCCGTGATCTTCCCCTCCTTCTTGGCCCGGTCCACGAGCTCATCACGGCGCCGCTCCTTGGCGTCCTTCTCGAGCTGCTCGATCCGGGTGCCCACATCCCCCCGGTTTTCGCTTGCGTTCTGGAGAGTAACAATTTTGCCGGTGACTTCGGCCACACCGGCCTTGTCATCGAGCTTGAGAAGCTTGAGCACTTCCGGATGCGCGATCCGGTTAGCACTCACCTTGATCGCTTCGAGCACCTGCTCGTCGGCCGCGTCATCGGCCAAACCCAGCTCCTTGCGAACCGGGTCCATCCGGTTCATACTCGTCTCGGCCGACTTGTAAATGTCATCCTCCCCGGCCTGGTCATTCAAGCCGAAGAGAGTTCGAAGTTTCTTGATTAACTCTTCCATTTGCATCTCCTTCTGGTTTTGATTTTTCCGGTTCATCACCGGATTTATGGGTGTCCCTGGGATATTCGTGAGGCCGACGCTCAACAGATCCATGGCGTGCTCATTCTCGTCCAGGAGAAATACCGGGGAGACGTAGCGATATTCCTTATCGAGCACGTGATCAGCACCTTCCGGCGTCCATTCTGTAACCTCTGCCAGTAGCCCCCTGTCGCCTCCGTCAATGAGCCTGCCGATCCAGCCGGCAGCCGGCGCCTTGAGCCCCTGTTCGCCCTGCCTGTGGGTGCCGTGCTCATAATCGATTGGCACGTCCGGAGGCCATTCCTCGAAGTTGGCTATGATCGTCGGTATATCTTCCGAAGCGAGATAGAAGGGCCGGCTTCCCCGGTAATGATAGCCAAGGGGGCAGAGCTGGATTTCGCGTGGGGACTCGCCTTCGCCTTGCGCAAAAGGCACCGAGGGTCCCATGGCTGAGTTCTCACTGTACGGCCCTACTTTAAAGCGCTTGAACGCTTCATCGATTCGCTCCGTGACGATCGCCTGTTCGGCCTCTGTATATAGAGCCCTGTTCTCCTCCTTTCCCCAGTACCTCGCAGCCGCTCGAATGTGGGCTTGGTCAATGGGACAGCGGTAATTCACCGGATCGGCGAATTCGTCATCGTTGAGATGAGTGCATTCGGCCGCCTTGGTGACGTGACCGCCTTCTTTAATCTCGATTTTGTATTTGCCGGCCCGATCTTCCTGCCGGCGCCTGGCTTCTTCCGTGGTCAATGGCATTGTCTCGTGTCCCTCGAATTCGAGCCTTTCCAGGGCCGTCCTGGCCCTGTGGCGGGCTTTTCAATCTCTCCTGACCCTTTCCATTACCTCTCGGGTCACGGCGTTCTGACGCTTATTTCACCCCGAAAATCTGCTCTTGCGTGAGCGTGCCAGGCGATCCGGCCCAGCCCGGATCCGGCTCGACAAAGGGCGGCGGCTCCTTGATTCCCCAGCGCTCTTTCTGGCGCTCCGTGGCCCCCGTGACCCGGCACTTGCACTGGTACCCGTTGAGCGGCCACCACTTCTTCCAGACCGGATGATGGCGACTCACCAGGACCCCGTGCATGGCCAAATGATTCGGCCGTGTAGTCGGCTGCCGGGCCGACCAGTACCTGAAATACGGAATCAGATCCTCGATCTCCGGATCGTGGAGCTTCTCGTAGCGGCCCACGCTATAGGCTGCAAGCACGTTCGTGGTGAAGATGTTTTTGATGTGGTGAGGATCGAGCTCTGTATAGCCGTACCGATCGAAGAGCTCATCGATCCCCTCTCTCCACGTCCTAAAGCTCTCGCCCTCGGCCATCGCCTTTGTGAGACTCTCATGCAGCCGGTCGATGAGCGTCTGGCTCGTTACCCCGGCCACTTTGAACGCCAGCGGCCGGTCCGCCTCGGCCAGCTTCTCGTATGCCTCGGGCCACACAGGAATCTTCGCCTTGAAATACTCCAGTGCCTCCTGCGGCGTCAGGGGCTTGATCGTCGGAAACTCCCGCACGTTCTGCGTGAGCTTCACCTCCTTAATTTCGCTATACACATGCGCCTCGCCCAGGAGCTTGCCGGTGATGATCGTGCGGAAGAGAAGCTCGGCAAGATTCGAAAGAACCGCCTCCGGAACCTCACTGACCAGGTCATCGTCGCTCTCGGCCTCGATCGCCTCGAGGATCTGCTTGAAAGCTTCTATGCCCTCCCGAGTGGCGCTCTCCCAGAGGGTGCGCTGATCGGCTGTATCATCGTCCTGAACGCCCCGCGCCGAAGCGATCGGGGAAGCAGTTCGCCGCCTGGCCATCAAAGGATCAGTCCCCCCGGTCGGCAACTCGAGGAGCTCCTCCCCCTCGGCCGGCCGGGGAATGTTGTACTTCTCATAGAGAAAATCCTTGGCCACCGGCAGGCCCATGTCCACGATCACCGTCTTGTGGGTCTCGGCCAGGACCTTGAGGTCCTCCTCGGGCTCGCAGAAGATCTTGAATTCCGGGTACCGGACCTGGCTGCCGAAGTTGAACTCAGTGATCCACACCACGAGCGTGCTGTTGAGCGTATCTTCCAAGTCGACGCAATCGGCTTCGAGGATGTCCTGGCGCACCTCTGCATGAACCTTGCCCAGGGCATAAGCTCCTCCTCCGCCCCGGCCCACATCGCTCGTGAGCGTCTGGCCCAGGATGATCTTGGAGATCTCGGCATTGCAGAATCCGGCGAACCGCTCATAAGCCTGCACCGATCCGGTCCGATTCACTTCCTTGAACTCGATCTCCATGTTCTGCGGAATCACGGCCCCGGCGTCCGTGGCGATCCCGATCACAGCCTGCGTGAGCACATCCTTGTATTCCTCGCCGGCGCCCACCGGGTATTTCCCAACTCGATAGGGCTGACCGTAGACCTCCACGAAGCTCACCCAGTCTTTGATCGTGTAGTTTTTAAAGAGAAAGAGCCAAAGCAACGTTCTCAGCACGCCGGCCCGAAGAAGGCTTCCTTGTTCCGGCAGGCTGTGGAAGATGAACTTGCGATCCGGAATCGCCTCTCCCCTGACCCGGTTAGTCTTCGTGAGAAGCCGGAAATTCTCCTGTTCATCCATCGTGAACTTTATCTGCGGCCGGGCCTTGATCGCCCAGGGATAGACGCGCTCCACGGCTCCTCCGTTCGAGTTCTCCGTATTCACCCACTCCCACATGACCTCGCTGGCCGCCCACGCCTTGGCGATCGCATCCAGCAGATCCCTGATCCCGGTGCGAAATCGGTCGATGTAGTTGAATCCCTCGCGCACCGCATAGGCGATCTCCATGTCGAGGGGATCGTCGCTCGCTTCCTTGATCGCCCAGGGCTTCCCGGTCACTGCCAGGTACCGGGTGTTGAGCTGGGATTTGATGTGCGTGTCCTTCTCCAGGACCTCCTGATAAATCTCCATGAGCCGGGTGTAATACCCGGCGTTGGCCTCCCGGATCACTAGAGCAAGCTTTTCCGGTGTGAGTCCGCTCGTCGGGTACGAGCTGTAGCGATCGGATATGGAGACGACCGCCACCTCCCGGAGGTTCGGCTTCTTACGCCGCTTGTCCCCGGAATTACGGGCCCGGGATTTATTCCGGTTCGGTTTCCGGCCTCGATATCGACTGCCCTTCTCCGACCTGGGCCGCGAGGGCCGTGTAGCTTTTTCTTGGGTCATCAGTAGGTCCCACGTATAGAGGCCATACGCCTCTTTCCTATGCTCAAGTAATCAGCTTTGCCCACAAAGCTTCCGGAATTCGCATGGGTCGAAAGGGCCTTGGCCCAAAAGTGATCCGCATGTCCCGTGGCTTCGGTCCTTTCGGCGTCGAACCGGAAATGCCCCGTGGGCGTCTGGAATCTCTTGATCGAGTGAAGGCTGTCTCTCACTGTCCGGGCCACCGGGATCCGGCACGCCTGGTCCTCGATGCTCGTCTTCAGCCCTCCGGCCAGCACTTCCTTGTTCGCATTGGTGAAGGTGATACCCTCGACCATGTGCTCGCCGAACCGCTCGATCGCCTCCTCTGCGAGCTGAGCCCCGATCCCGGTCTCGTCGATGCAGCCCCGCCGCATTCCCGGCAGCCCGAGAAGTCCCCAGAGCACCTTCTTCTGTATAAAAAATGGACACTTTGACAACTCGATCACGGCCTCCGTCCATGCGATTCGATCCACCACACGGTCGAGCCAGATCACCGAGAGGTCCCGTTTTCGGCCGATGTCCATCCCGAGGTGGAGATCCCCCTGAAACTCCACACCGTCAAAGATTTCCTCGTAGTCCACGCCCGGATCGATCTTCGATCTCAGGTACTCCTCGTGTGCTCTCTTGGCCGACTCCACGAGCAGCTCCACCCAATAAGGCGTGGTGTGGACCTGCGGGTGCTCAACTGTCGAGATCAAATCGTAAGTCAGGAAGGCCGAGACCTCGTCAAGGAACTCGAGTAGATATTCCTGTGCCCAGCCCTCTTCATCGTTGAGGGCTGCTCTCAGATCTTCAGGTGTGCTCGGTCGACCCTCTTCGTCCTTGAGCTCGAGCCCGCCCCTCACAGCGTCGTATATGTCGACACGGTGCTTGCTGTACTTCTCGCCCGTGGACCACAAATCATAAAATTTGTTCTTCTTCCCCTGGGGTGTGCTTATGATCCGGAGCTTGAAGCCCCTGGTGACCGTAGGAAACAGGGCTCGCCAGATCGCACGCGAGTCCTTGTGGAAAGCAAACTCGTCGAGCAGGATGTTGGCCGAATGGCCTCGGGCTGTGTTCGGATTCGCCGGGAGCCCGATGATCCGGCTGCCGTTGGGCAGGGCGATCGTGAGCTGCTTGTACTCAGTGCTTTCAGCCCTGAACGTTTCGTCGAGCTCCTGGATCGCCATGCTGTACGCCCTTGCGTGCATGGCCGCCGTGGCGATGAGCTCCTTGCTCTGCCTCTCCCCGGCAGAGAGTAGAACCCACGTCGTTCGGCGCTCCATGCAATCATCCACTGCCTCCAGGGATGTGCCGAAGCTTTTTCCGGCCTGCCTGGACATCATGCCGATCTTGAACCGGCTCTTGTCCAGAAACCAGTCCTTCTGATATTCAGTTAGCCGTATTGCCGGCTGGTTCGATGATCCCATAACATCGCTCTCGAACTTCTTTTAAAAATTCCTCGCTAATGTTGCTTTTTTGAGCAATCGCCTCGATTTCCTTCACCGCCTGATCCGCCCTGGCCTTGAGCAACGCCAGCTTCTCCCGGTCGAGATCGAGCTTCTCGTGGCCCAGATCGAGCTTGTCGCGCTGGAGCTGGAGCTGGGCACGTTTTCTCTGCTCGAAAAGCAGCAGATCCATGTCTAGCTCGCTGATCTTGTCTCTGTTCGCCACGAGCGCCGTGTTCACCAGGTACGTGGCGATCTCCTCGGCGTCACTCTCCGGGGCCTCTCGGATAACCGTCTTGACTGCTTCCTGGAGCTCCCGGATCGTCTTCCAGTGCTCCTTCTCTTCCTCGAGCCTCGAAAGCACGATTGCATGGTAATAACGAGACAGGGACGAAAGAGATATCTCCTCGCCTGTCCTGTTCCGCAAGGCGCCGATGATCTCCATGTACGGAGGGCGCCGCCCCACATCTACCGAAAGCATGCCCACCACCAGCTCCCGCCCCTCCTCCGAAAGCTTGTCCACCGCGAAATGTCGTCTTGCCTTCGACTTCATTGAAGTCCCCTACAGGGCGATCGCCTCGTCG